TTCCGTTTGCTGGGTTGATATCTACAGATGCACCGTCGGTAATCGCATACACCGTTTCGTTGAACGCTGTGCCAAGCGAGTTCACCTTGTTGGCGAATTTTGAGAATATTGCTGCGATTGTCATTGGATTACCTCAAAAATTATTTCAGCTGGCGCACAACAATTGCTTGCCCAGATAGTGGTGTGAACGTGAATGTTAACGTAGTACCGGTTACTGTGTAATCAGAAGTTGGAGCCATACAGACACCGTTCAGGAACACAAACAAATTGTCTACTGTATAGCCAGTCGTGATTGTGAACGCAGTCGTTGTACCGTCACCTGTAAAGGTCTGAGTTGCTGCAGTTAATGTTGCCCCGGCTGCACCAGTCGGACCAGTTGGTCCTGAAGTGCCTGTAGTACCCGTACTTCCTGTTGGACCAGTGGGACCGGCAACTGTTGACGCTGCACCAGTCGGACCAGTTGGGCCAGTTAAACCAGTAGACCCGGCGGGCCCTGTTGGGCCTGTAGGCGCAGCAATATTGGTTACTGTGTAAGCGATTGTCTCAATGATGTCGCCAGCAGCTGCTGGTGTAGCCAAGACAATGCTTGTTCCATCGGTCGCTGTGTAATCAACGCCGTTTAAGAACACGCCATTCTGATAAACCTCAATGTATCCAACAACATAAGTGACTGTGAAAGTCGCTTGGGCGTCAGAAGCTGTAAAGCTAGTACGTGTGTAAGTTGTTGTCGCAGGTGTGCCAGCAGGACCTGTTGGGCCAGCCACTCCAGAACCGCCAGTTGGACCTGTTGGGCCAGCGTCACCTTGAACACCTTGGATACCCTGAATACCTTGAGCGCCTTGTGTTCCTGTAGGACCAGTTGGGCCTTGGGCACCTTGCGCACCAGTTGGACCAGCAGAACCAGTTGAACCAGTTGAGCCTGTGGGGCCGGTAGGACCAGCAACACCTTGAGTTCCCTGTGCACCCGCTGGACCGGTAGGACCGGCTACAGTTGAGTCAGCACCCGTAGGACCTGTGGGGCCAGAAGAACCAGTTGATCCCGTGCTACCAGTTGGGCCTGTTGGGCCGCTATTGCCTTGGACACCTTGAACACCTTGTACGCCCTGTACACCGGTTGGGCCTGTAGGGCCAGCTGCGCCTTGTGTACCTGTGGGGCCTGTTGGACCTGTGTTACCAATTGGACCTTGTGGACCAGGAACCGAAGAATCAGCACCTGTTGGGCCTGTAGGTCCGGTAGGACCGGCTACACCTTGAGCGCCATCAAGATTGATTGTCCAGTCAGCGTATGTACCTGAGCCACTATTATTAGAGCATTCAAAAACAAGAACACCAGTAGAGCCATTGTATGAAATAACTGGCCCATGCATATGGGTAACAGTATCGCCGTTGTAGCTGATAATAATATTTTGAGCTTCGCTATAGGCAAGGCCGGTTCCAATAGTCAGCGTTTTTGTGCCGTTACTAACAGTTAACGACGTTGTACTAGTAGTTAGATAGCGGTCACCGCTTAAACCAGCAGCGCCAGTAGGCCCTGTTGGGCCTGTAGCTCCAGTAGGACCAGAACTTCCAGTAGGGCCAACACCACCTGTATTACCAGTAGGTCCAGTAGGACCTTGCGATCCTTGCAAACCTTGATCGCCCTGAACACCTTGGGGACCCGTAGGTCCAACGTTACCAATAGTACCTTGTGCGCCTGTGGGACCGGTTGGGCCTTGTACGCCTTGTGCACCAGTGGGGCCAACTACGCCTTGAATACCTTGCGCACCAGTTGGACCAGTAGGGCCAACTACGCCTTGAATACCCTGAGCACCTGTAGGACCTGTTGGACCTTGCACACCTGTATCACCAGTAGAGCCTGTTGGACCTGTGGGACCAACATTGCCTTGGTTGCCCTGTATGCCCTGAATACCTTGAGGACCTGTTGGACCAATACTACCTTGTGTGCCTTGTGCGCCGGTGGGGCCGGTGGGGCCAGTAACTGAAGGACCTGTAGGACCTGTAGGACCGTCACCTTTAAGCGCACGAACAACAATTGAATGACCGCTTGCGGGGGCAACAACAAAACTAAGGGTAGTACCAGAAACAGTAAAGTCTGTTGTGGGCTTTTGAGCTACACCGTTTAAGTAAACAAGAATGTTGTCAGTGACAAAGCCTGAACCAATCGTAAACGTTGTCGTGGAATTATCACCAGTAAACGAATACGTAATGGCTGAGAATGGGTAACCAAAACCAGGCGCGCCCGTAGGACCGGCAGGGCCTGTTACAGCAGGACCAGTAGCACCAGTTGGTCCAGTAGGACCAGCAACAATTGAATCAGCGCCTGTAGCACCTGTAGGGCCTGTAGGGCCTACATTACCTTGAACACCCTGAATACCTTGAACGCCTTGTACACCAGTTGGGCCGACATTACCTTGCGCGCCCGTAGGACCAGTAGGTCCAGTAACGCCTTGTATGCCTTGTGGTCCAGTGGGTCCCTGAATACCTTGAGGACCCTGTGGTCCAGTATCACCTGTAGGACCAACATTACCTTGAATACCTTGTGCACCAGTCGGGCCTGTGGGTCCAGTAGGACCAGCAATAGTAGAAGCTGCGCCAGTGGGGCCAACCACACCTTGCGCACCGGTTGGGCCTGTAGGACCTAATGCGCCGGTAGGGCCAGCAACAGTAGAGGCTGCACCCGTAGGACCTGTTGGTCCTTGAACACCTTGCGCACCGTCAAGATTGATTGTCCAGTTAGCATAAGTACCTGAACCGGTGACACTAACAACATCAAATACTAATACACCAGTAACACTGTTATAGGAAACAACAGGGCCATGAAGGTGAGTTGTTGTGTCGCCGTTGTAGCTGATGATGATATTCTGAGCTTCAGAATATGACAGACCTGTACCAATAGTCAGTGTCTTATTTGTGCCCGTGGCAACAGCTAAAAATGTTGTACTAGTAGTTTTATAACGATCACCATTAGCACCAGCAGCTCCAGTAGAACCTGTAGGGCCGGTAACACCCTGAATGCCTTGAGCACCAGTCGGGCCAGTTACGCCTTGGATACCTTGGGCACCTGTAGGACCGGTGGGTCCGGTAACACCCTGAATACCCTGCGCACCTGTAGGACCGGTAGCGCCTTGAATACCCTGCGCTCCTGTAGAACCGGTAGGGCCTTGAATACCTTGCGCGCCTGTAGAGCCTGTTGGACCTGTGACACCTTGGATACCTTGTACGCCTGTAGGACCAACTGCACCAGTCGGACCAACGTTACCCTGAATACCTTGAACACCTTGAGGACCAGTAGGACCGTGATCGCCCACAACACCCTGCGCACCTGTAGGACCAGTCGGACCTGTAACTTGGCCAGCGTCAATCCATGCAACGCCGTTCCACGCATACAAGTGTCCTGTTGAAGCTACAACGTATGTATCGCCGGGACTGTTGCCAGAAATTGGCAAATCACCAATGGTAGGAACAGTGCCCTTGATGGTAATACCGGTGCCTGCTGCACCAGTTGGGCCTGTCGGACCGGAAAGAGGACCAGCATCAACCCATGCCATCATGCGCTCCAAATATAAATTTTGCCTGTAGAGGCAACAAACACTGCCTGTCCGGGGCTACCTGTAGCAGGTAAATCTGCGTACGTTGGAACAGTTTGACTAATTGCCAGACCAGAACCTGTAGCCCCAACTGGACCCTGTGGCCCCGTCGTGACAACTTCAACGATTGTAGGAGCAAGAGGTGTGTCTTCAACAATTAAACTTGTATCCGATCCTAATTCTTCGACAATCGTGTAGCTCATCGAGTAACCTCTTTAGAAACCTCTACGTCACCATACAGCAAACGTGTCACCACGCCTGTAGAAGAAACCAATTCTAGGTCGTATTTCCCACGTTGCCAAGTAATAGCGCCAGTATCAGCAGCAGCTACCAGTAATTGAATCTTGCCCTGTCCAGGCGTGATAATGATTCGGTTATTAAGCGTGGTCAACTCTAGCAAAATTGTGCTTGAGCTAACAGTCTGCCTAATTTGCATACGGGCAGTGTAGCCCGACAAATTGATAACAGTACCAGTGCTGTCCTTCCAGACAAATGTCTTGTCTAGCGTTGCACCTTGTTCAATAACAAAATCATATGCAGCGGCGGTCATACAAACCTTTGGAATTCAATTTGAACAGCAGCACGGGTCAAACCTTTTGCTACACGAGTACGAACTTCGTTCATGCCGTCGCTGAATCGTTTCAAATACAACTGGGCAGATTTGGGTTCGTAGTAAGGCTGGTTGGGTGTATCGTACAAACGCGCACGTGCGCCCAAGGTAATGATCTCGTAGTAACGCTCAAAGACTTCTTCGTCAATTACAGATGAAGAACGTGATGGCACAACTGCAACACGCAGTTTTAGCTTTGCAGCTTCAGTTACTTTTGGTTTTGGAACCAGCGTAATTTCTTGCGTGCGGCTACGGAAATAGTAATAAGGGTTGCCGTCCAAATCGTTCCAATTGGACGTGCGGTAAATGCGGGTCAACTCTTCAACTGCTTTAGGAATCAACAATTGATCGCCGTACCAAGCTTCCATGATGTCGACAACTTTGTATCCAACGTCAGGCTCAAACCCATACACAGAAACTTCTGCGGTCATGTCCATTGGTTGAAGTTCTGTTTGTAAGACACGTGTCTTTTCACAAAACTGAATGGCAGCATTACGAATGGCTTGAACAGCCACAATCTCAGGTACGTCCCGAACAAATTGAACGACGTCGGGCAAGAATGCTTCGTAAGATACATCGCTCATGTCTGTGATCCTGGAATAGAAACGTTACGTTGGCCAAGAGCGTTGGTAGGATCGTTGGTCGCTTCAGACTGAGTCTTGCCTTGCACAGAAGCAGTAAACGTAGCCAAATATCCTTGCGCCAATTGAAGGCCGGGCGCGTACTCAGCGTCTTTGCTACAAGCGCGAAACAAAATGTAATCAACCAGTGCGGACTGGAAGATATCAAAAATTGGAATCGTCTGTGATTCAGATGTTAAGTTCGTTGGTTGAGCTGAGTAATTCAACTCGATGTAACCAGTCCCAGTGTTGGGAGGGTATACATAAAACGCAAGCTGATCTTGTACATCATAGATGTAGTTTTTTACTTCAGCTTTTGGAATTTCAGTATGCCAGCTTGGATTAAAACCATCCAAAACTTCACGAGAAATAATACGAATGGCACGACCTGGTGTCGTGCCAGAAGTACCCATATTTCGATAAATTTGTAACAACAACCAGCCGTCCGATGGAATTGTTTGCCGTGTTCCAGCATCCAACTTCACCGAGACGGTAGTTGATGAACCGCTAGGTTGCATGAGCACGATTTGGCGCATACCATCGTTTAACCAGCTGAGTAATTCAGCACGGGTCCAACGAACATTGGCAATATCAGTTAATTGAATTGCCGCTTTGTTGAGAATGGTTTGAGCGGTTACCGTACCCATGGTCTACCTTATGGTGTTACGTTAAGTGCATTGTAGATTGCTGTCAAAGCAGGGCCAGCCCAGATGCCTTGTTGAACAAGGTTATCCAAGTTAGCGGCTGTTTTGCTGACATCATACGCATGCATGCCGATTGCTTCAGAAGTTGTAAAACCTGCAGCAACCAAGCCATCGGTGTTATCGCCAATTGAATCTTCTGCAACCACAGCCAAGGCTTGTGGGTAAGAAAGACCAGCAGCGATCAAGTCATCCATAATAGCCATGTCAATCTCCTTAGGTTAATAAATGGCAGGGCCGAAGCCCCGCCTTCTCCGGTAGGAGTTTAACCTGCAGCGACCAACAAAGCCAGACCTTTAGCTTGTACGACGCTAGTGCCGTACACGTTCAAGCCGCGAACCAATGTACCGAAGTCATTGGGGTTCTGCAAGCTCTCAACTTTAGCGATCTGAGAAGCGAAGGTAATAGCAGACTTGTGACCGGCCATCACAGCGTGACGCTTAACTGCACCAGCAGAAGTAGCATCAGTACCAGTGTTGGGGTTCATCCAAGTTTTGCCAGCAGCGCCACGTGGAACCAAGTTAGACACATACACTGTGAAACGGTCGATCATGCCGATCTTGCCGTTACGCAACACGCTAGAAGCGTCGCCCATGAACTGAGCTTGTGCCAAGTTAGATTGCATCAGAATCTGACGCTCTGTGGGGGTGATAATCAACCAGCGGTCTGTCTCAGGAACGTTGGCTTCATCCAACACGCTTGACAAAGCAGTGATGCTAGACAAGATGTTAGAAGCAGTCAAAGTCACAGCGGCAGAGTCTGTACCGAGGTTGTAGCCGCCGGAGATAGCACCAGCAGTTGCGCCTTGGTTAGCAGCGTCGCCTTGGTTGAAGTTAGTGTACAGAACGTCTTTGTCGATCTGAATCTTCATTTGCATAGCAGCGTCGTTGGTGAACATGTCCATCAACTTGGGCTTGGCTTGCAACTCGAGAACGTTGTTAACGTTCACGCCGAAGTACTTACCTTTGTTGATAACCAACTGCAATGTGCTGGGAGCAGGAACTTCATAAGCCAAGTTTTGACCGATGGAGTAGCTGTTGATGGTGATTGAAGGGATTGTGTTAATAATCACTGTATCACCCATGCCGGTGATGTCACCTTGCCAGTCAGTATTG